TTTTGTATTAATCTTAACATCAATGATTTCATTAGCACCTTCTGTGAAGGTTTTAATACCATATAATGTGTAGGATACAATAGTTTTACCGAGTTTATCAGGAACATCTTTCACTTCTGTCGTTGGTTGAGCTTGAATAGCTAAATTAATAGCACCCTTTCTACCGAATAAGTAGTGAACCATACAAAGATTATTATCTCATTTATCTGTTGTATCTGTCAGAGTTTCTGCAACTGGAATATAACCTCATCCTTTAGCAACTAAAGTAATATAGGTTGTACCATTTGTAGCTGTAATGTTTTTTAATTTAGCTTGATCAGCTGCACTAAAAGCAACAAAACCAGCATCAGTTGCTTCTGAAATAGAAGTACCTGGAGTATTAAAAGCATTAACAAAGTTAGCAATAGTCTTAGCTACACTAGAACAAATTTTAATATTGCCAGGATCAGTTCCTAATGTTGACTTAAAGGTAAATGTTACACCATTAATAGAAATTGTATTGTTGTTAGTTGGATTGGTAGCCATACCTAATTTACCAGTTCAGTATAAAGCATTGGACATATAAAGTTCAATACCCATAAATTTACCCATGTAACCATTCTCGTTTGTTCTATCACCCAATTGTGTTTCACGACCTGCTAAGTATTGAGTTAAGATTTCAAAGAATCTTGGATCAACAACTGCACATCGTTCACTCATTGGGACATTTGCTTCGTTTAATTTACGATTAGCAACTGTAAAGATCAAAGGAATATTAGTTGTATTTAATGGACAAGCATGAGTAGCTGTTCTTGTACTATCAATGTCTTTATAGTCTAAAGTATAGGTTGCATTAGCAACTTCTGCTAAGACATCACCATCAATAGTATTTGCCAATCTTTCACCAGCTCGTTTGATGAAATAATTTCTCATTGAATAATGATCTTGAAGTTCATCAAATTTGTCAATGTAGAATGGTACTACTTTTTGTTTATCAACAGTTAAGTACTCATTGGTTGTGGAAATAGTTTGAACACTAAATGCCTCACCACGAGTATAATCAGACACTGCTAAATCTGATCCATAAGGTTTGTTAAATGTATCACCGTCTTTTAGAGCCTTATGAGCTTCTCATGAAACGATGGCTGGATAGACCGCATGTTTGTAAAGGTATCTTTGCAAACCACGTGATCAATATTCAGGGAAACTAGCTGTTACTGCCATGATTTAATATTTAATGGCTGAGTAAACCACCTTGCCCTTTAGCATCCATATATTTGTCAAATTCTTCATCTGACATTTTAGCGATATCATCATCAGTATATTGAGTAATATCTTTCGTATCAGTTCAATTCTTGTCTGGTTTAGAAGATTCAACTCTCTTTTTAGGTGTAGGTTTTATAAGATCATCTTTAAACGCTTTGAAAATAACATCTAATGGAGTTTTGGAGTAAGCCGGGCTGAAAGCTAATTCTTTCAATTTGGCTTTATCCACTAATGAGAAATCGACATCTTGGAATGTATTTTCTAAATTAGAAAGTTCTTCAATGTATTGATTCTCTATAGCCTCTTTTTGTTTAGAAATCATTTTTTCTTCTCTGAGTTCATTGATTTCTTGTAAAACATCATCTGGTATAGAACTTTTGGTGAAAACTTGGTTCAAGTCTTTTACTAGTTCTTCATCTAATCCTCACTTTTTAGCTATTTCAGACAATCTAATGTCTTCTGCAGCTGGTTGTGAGTTTCTTTTCTCTAGTTCAGCTTTTAACCGTTGGTTTTCTTCCATTAGTCTAGTTTTTTCTTCTTTCCATTCCGATTTCTTTTCTTGATACTTCGCTAATGGGACTTGGCGAGAAACCTCAGTTTTAATTTCTGCAGGTTTTTCTTCTACTAGTGGAGCTTCTTCCTGCTTTTCAGTCTCCACTTTCTCCGTTATAGGAGCTTCTTCCACCTTTTCCATTACTGGTTGGGTGTCCTCAACTTCTTGCTGATGATCCCTTTCAATATCTGCTAATATTTCTTGGGTTTCAGCTTCTAGTTGAGCCTTTTCTTCTTCTGGTATTTCCATGATGAAGTTTTATAGTTTTTTTATAGCTATGACTAGTAGCAAAGACAATAGTTTTAGTTGTTTTGTCACCAACAAAGTTGCTATTTGCAACCCACAAGAAAGGAATTACTTCCCGGCTTGTAAGTTGTCAATACCTTGCTCAATATTTTTTTCTTCATTCTCTATACCTTCAAACAATTCTACAATAAATTTAGCTTGATCTTTTTTAATAAATATTTCTTTTCTCTGGTCGTCTGTTAGATTACGATTGTTACACAATACTTTGTTTAAGTAATCAATCTCGTCTTTAAAGTTTTTAACTAAGATTTTCATACCTTCGTGTTCTCTGAGATCTTTAAACAATTGTAGTTTTTTATACGAATCTTCATATCCATTTATAACTTCTTTAAAGTTGTCGTGATCTTTTTTTAATTGATCAAAATTTATATCTTTCATTATATTTTATTTTGATTAACTAATTCTTGTGACCTTTGTTGAACATTATTTGGTGTTGGATTAGGTATGTTTAGTGTAGTTAATCCTGGAACATTATTGGTTGATAAACCATTTTGTACTGGTGTTTTAGATTTTGACATAGCTTTTCTAACAGTATTTTTAGAAACTATATCCATATGAGCCATAGCATATTCATAGAGTATCTGCATTTTCTTGGCATCTAAATTAACTGTATTTACTGCATAATCTATAATCTTTTGTATAAATCCTGTATCAGCAGTAAAATTCATTTTTGGTTTTTTACCCTCTAAAACATCTTCTATCACTTCGGCAGCTTTATTTAACTGGTCTTCCGATGCTGTGTTATTTACATCTAAGGCTAATATAATTTGATCATCATCATAACCACCCATTTTTAATGTCTCAGTAATAACTCAATCTGGAGAAAGTTTAGCAGCATATGCTGGGTTATTGGTAATCAATGCTAATGCTTGTGTCTTAGTTTTTATCTCCGCTTCTTTCAACTCTGATTCTTGATTAGTAGCTGTAATATTAATTTCTAAATCTTCTTTCGTTTTCAAATCTTGTTGTCTCAATGTATCTCAGGTAATACCATCTACACCAATCATTTTAACCATTTCTTTCTCAGTAAGGTTTTCTTGTAATCCTATCAGATATCGTGTACCCAAATCAACCCAAGCAGTTGTGTAATACGTAGACATTGGTCCAAATCTATTGGCTATCTGTTCCATATTACCGTAATAAATACCTACTGCTTTTTCTCTTGATGCTCCCTGTACACCAGCTGTAACACCTGTTTTTAATCCACCCAAACTATCCATAAAGTTTATAAGGTTCATCGTAATCTGTGTATTATCTGGTGTCTGAAATTCATATACACCATTGGCAATATTATTCCCATAACTATTTACTGGGACAACACCATCTGGAGAATAATACAGTTTTGTAGGATCATTAAACATATTAACATCGTAAGCACGTTGTGGGAAATTTCTCTTTTGCAGATTATTTAATGCTTGGTTAAATATGGTGTTAATAGAATAAGCAATAGCTTTTATATCATCTGCTGCAGCTTTACTTCAGAATTCACTAAGTTCTGGATGAGTTGCTCATGATACATATGGGTATAAATCATTACCCAATATATCTTTTAACTTTCCAATACGAACTACAATCTTTTTATCTTTTGAGAATAAGATATAATATCTTCCTTCGTCCGTTGTAATGTACATTTCATAAAGATTAGCAACACCTACACCAGTCTTAACCGGATTGTTTGAAGCTAATGCTTTATTCTCTCTCACATTATTCATCTGATTATAATCATCTGAATATGTTTTGTTGTCTTCTCCATCAAAAATATCTTTTGCTTCTGCTAAATATATACCATCTTTTATCCCTTGCTTGATTTCACTTTTTGTTTTGAAAATATTCTTTTGTCCACAATATAAATGATCTTCTAAATAATAACCACCTTTTGGTTCACATAGGAAATCTTTATAGTGAATTACTTCCAGATGATTTTTATATTTCGGATCTGATTCACTTCAAATTTTATAAATTGCTCTACCAGAAAATATTGCTAACTTTTTTGCTAAAATATCTTTCTCGTGTCATTTGCCACGTGATGGAGATGAATCTTTCAATCACATAGCTGTAATCTTTTTTGCTTTTATCGCATCTGAATTATCTTGCTTATTAAAATTAATTACAGTCTTACCAGAAATTCTGGATAATAATGTATCTACAAAACCACCCATAATAGGAACTGGAGCGTTATATAAACCTGGTAAAGGATTCTCTACATAATTATCATATAAATTTTCTGATTCTATAATTTGTTCAATTCTACTTTTTGTATAGTCTTCCGATTGTTTTGCTAATTCTATAGCGAGATTTAATAATTTTGTTTTCTCCATTTTTTATTTTTTATCTAATCAATAATTACTTTTTCGTAATTCTTTTTATTTTTTTACCTGAACTCCAGTTGTTGTGATTTCAGGTGTTTCATCTTTCACAATTAATTTTTCTTCTGGCATAATTTCTAATGAATCTAAAATAGGCATTACTTCTTTGCCTTCTCTAATTTGAATCACTATCTCTTTTATTTTTTCATATGCTTCGTCTGTTAATAATCTCATAATATTTTTATTTATGTTTTTTATTAGATGGTCGTCAACCGTGATCAATTGCATTTAATAATCTTTCTTGTGCTTTTGCTTTTTTCAATGTCGTAGATTTTGCATGCACCTGATTTGGTGTTGATACCTTATACTTACCACTTTTTGTTTTTGTAATTTTTACTGGCATATTGTTAATATATCGTCTCGGACTATATTCCAAAGGTTTCTCTTATACCTATTAGATATAAGCCGGACTTAGGAAACCTTTGGGATATAATCCAAGACTTTCTAAGTTAAATAATTATATTGATAATTAAGTTTTATTTGTTATTAGGTAACCACACCTTTAGGAACCAAATATTATTAATTAATTGTTGTCATAGTTTTTATAGTATCACGTAGTTTAAAGAGCGAACGTTGATAATAAGCTCTACTGGTTACCCAGTATCCCATTTAATGATTTAATGTTTCCAGCATTAAGAGTGGTTATTCTCGCAAAGACACAAATCCGGCGGATAGCCTTTTCTTGTTTATATTTCAGATAGGTGTGAACTATGACTAAACATACCAAGCGATTTTGTCTCCTCTATACTTTATTAGGATATTTTCGTATAGTAAATTTTTTTAGATACAAATCTAATTATTAAAGTAATTGTATCAAATAAAAAAATAAATGTCAAGGGACTTATCCCTGATACTTATTTTTTTGATATGTGGGTTTATAATCATGTCATAATTTATCACTTCTTTTCTCCATATATGGTTCTGCTTGTGCTGCATATCTCAACATATCTGCGGCGTGTGATGTATAATCGTGTACTGGATTATCTTTTCACATACCACGATCAGTATCTCATTCTCTACGATATAAAACTATATCATCTAAAAAGAATTGACATTTCTGTTCATCAATATATAATCGTGAAAACATATTTAATACTAATTTAATTCCTTCTTGTACACTCATGCCACTGATTACAGATTTACCACCAGACATTTCAAAAGCAATACCCAGAGAAAAACATATTTCTGCTACTGTTCTATTTCCGAGAATAAAATTTTTACCAATAATATCTCATGGTCCGAAATGTTTTCCATAAACATAATTTTTATTTTTTAATTGTGCAACATAATATTCTATGCCCATATTATCACCAGATAAATAATCTATCATAAATATTTTTCCATCTTGATACTGAAAAAATCCGATTGATGTATAACCACCAATATCTCATACTGTATGAACTGGTAATAATTTATTATACGGGAAACTACCAATTCTATTTTCACATCTCGCTTTAAATATTTCTTCTGAATAATACGATCCCTTTGTCGATGAATCAAATGAACATAAAAATTCTTGATTGAATTCATCTCTGCTCATTTCATTTTGAAAACCAATTATTTGTTCTGATGTAAATAAATTTGTATCATAAATATCTAACAATGCAGAATATCAATTTTTATCTTGTAACGCTTTCTGATAAATTCTGTAGAATTCTCCCTTACCCATTGGAGTACCAAGAAAGATTGCATAACCATCGTGATCAGCAAGAGTTGGTAAAATAACTTCTGTTCATAGATTAGATGGTTGCTGAGAATATTCATCCATTGCTACACCCCATAATCCAATACCACGAAGTGATTGTGTATTATCAGATCCCAATAAAACTATTTTAGATTTATTTGGATATATAATTGTCAATTCATTCTCGTTGTATTTTATATTGGGTATATCTTGAGAATACTTTTTAAAAATATCTCAGGCTACAGCTTTTGCTTGTTTATATGTTGGACAGATATAAGCATATTTACTTTCAGGAGTTATTAATGCATCTTTCTGTAATTGATTTACAATCGCAGTTGTGTTATGAGTAACAATGAAATCATCTGTTATGTATAAATGATCTGGATCATCTATTAAAATACATTGAGCAGGTTCAACACCATCTTCTTCTATTGCTACAATAGCTTTTCTATTGTGTTCAAATTTATTGTGTTCAAAATTTAAGTTAGGAGAAACAGAATCAATCAAAGGTCTACTTTTATTTTTTAATGT